CTGAATTGTTTTTAAACTCAGGATATCAGGATTATAAAAAGTTAGTACCAACGGATACAACTTACGAGTTCAAATCTAACAAAATTGATAAACTAATTAACCTTCAAGTTAACGTAAACGAAGGTATAACAGAACGTAGACAATTTACAAATGACTAAACTATTTATAGCCGGAACTGAAGTACCTGTAATGCAGGACTTGGGAATTAAGATAACCTATGCGGTAGCGGACATGCGTACACCAGAGTTTAGGGATTTTGATTTCAGTAAGACAATATCTTTACCTTCGGTTAAAACAGTAGATAGGTTATTTGAGTTTATATTCGATGTTAACTTAGATTTACAAACCTTTAACCCTAATAAAAAAACAGATGCCGAAGTTTATTTAAACGAGCATAGAATATTCAAAGGCTCTATTCAAATTGTTAGAATAGAGATGAATCTTCAAACTGGTCAGTATATTTATTCATGTAATCTAATTGGCGAAGGTGGGGATTTATTTAAACAAATAGGCGATAAACTATTAATTAATAACGATGATTCAGCGGATGACATCGACTTAAATTCTAATCCTTATTCTTATAATTTTAACCACGCATTAGATAGGTCAACTATTCAACGCTCTTGGGGTGATTGGAATGGAACAGGATACAACGGAAGCAACACACCAAAGAATTGGAACGGTTCAGCATTTGTTAATACAGTAGCTGGTTATGGTTATAGATATCCTTTAATTTATTACGGGCAGTATCAGTTCAACAACTTATCTCAAATGTTTGGGCATACCTGGGAAACGAGATACATGCGTCCGGCTATACCTATTTATCAAATCATAAAACAAATATTCACAAAGGCTGGTAAGACATTTACAAGTACATTCTTAGAATCAAGCAACTTTAAAAAGTTAGTAATACCATTCTCAAACGAAAGTTTAGAACCGGACCCAACAGAATACAATAATAGGACATTCTCAGTAGGGTATCATACACTTTACACGCAATCTTTTACTGCTCCGACTTTAACATTTATAACATCAGTTAGTGGTACTTATTTTTATACAACAGGGTTAAATACAGTAGCTTTAACAAATCCAAGAGAAACACCAACAACTGCTCCTGCTTATAATTATTACGATAACGGAAACCAACATAACGCTACGACTGGTATTGTAACAGTAGGTCAAAGCGGTAACTATGTTTTAAGCCTTTTCGCTGGCACTCCTGTATTTAATCACAATATAAGTAACACAATAACAACAGCTACGATTGTAGGTGGTGCATATATTCAAAGGTCAACGGATGGAGGTTCTACATGGACCACAATCGCACAAACAAACTTTAACACAGGTGCCGGTATATCAGGCCCAACAATTTACGGATGGAATGTAAATGTAGATGTAGAGATATATTTAGATGGTGGGGATTTGATTAATACATTAGTTGATTATACTCTTACAATAACTACAACAGGAGCAATCTCAGGGGGCTTTACATCTTCATCCATAAGTTCGGGTTCATTCACAATGCAAAACCAATCCGAAGAGATTGACGAGGGGATGACCGTACTAATAAATAAATGTTTACCTGTTGGAGTTAAGCAATTAGATTTATTAAAAGACGTTATTAAGATGTTCAACCTTGTTTTTATGATTGACAAGGATGATGAAAATAACTATATAATAGAACCATTTGTAGATTCAAGTAATCCGACTGAAAGTTTTTATCCGATGATGGGTGTGGCTTCAGGCTCAGGAACTAACTATGAAGTATTTGATTGGACTGATAAATTAGATATAGGTAAAAAGTTTGAAGTATTGCCGATGCAAGAACTTGACTTTAAAACCTATACTTTAAAATATAAAGAGGATGGAGATTATTTAAATACTAAAGCTAAGGAGATTTTAGGTGAAACTTTCGGAACAAAGGAAATAGAAGTAGACAATGACTTTATAAACCAAGCTAAGACAAATGAATTAGGATTCAGTGCTACGCCAAACGCATACCCTAATTTATACACAGCCACGGCACCTTATATTTATTCATTCGATAACGGAACGGTAAGTAAATTCAAACCTAATATTCGTTTGTTATATTATAATGATTGGGTTAATGGCACTAATTATGTAAGCGGAGTAGGGTACGGAACTATATTTAAAGATTGGACGCTGTACGGATTTACTACAAGTTTATACACTGCTGTATTTACTGGTAATGGTACATCTCAACCAACTTATGGTTATTATCCTTACGCTGGGCATACTGATAATCCGTTGACACCTACTTATGATTTAAACTTTCAAACTAAATATTTAGATTATCCATTCTTAGGTACGTTTACTACTAACAATCTTTATAACCTATACCATAAAGCTTTTATCGACATGGTATCGGACCAAAATTCAAAAGTAGTAAAGGCTTATTTTAATCTAAGTGCAATAGATATAAAGAGTTTCACATTCAGGTCAAAAGTATTTATTAATAATACTTATTATTTAGTTAATAAGATAGTTGACTTTGACCCACTAAGCTCACAAACTACCTTAGTAGAGCTTATTAGAATGCCTTTATACAACGGATTCACTCCTGAGGTATATAACCCTGACAATGGGCCTAATTTAAGGCAGTTAAGCGGAAATACTAATTTAGGTGGTAGTGGTAATAATAACTACGGAGCGGATAGTGCTGTTATCGGAGGTAGTGATAATTACATATCCGATGGTGCAAGGAATGTAAATCTAATTAATTGTTCGGGTGTAATAGTTAATAGTGATGTACAGAATTTCACAGGAGTTGGTTTAACTAACGAAGTGATAGAAGTACAGCACTCAGGTGTTTCGATGTTACGTGGTAGTATCGGAGGTTACACAAGGTTAGTAGGTACAGCAGCTTATACTACTGAGGATATTTATAGTATTTATTTAGTAGATACAAGCGACGGAAATATCTATGTAACTTTAAACGACAGAACGGATGAAATAACATTTAAAAAACTTGGAGCACCACATAAATTAATTATAACACCCGATGAAGGAACTATTGACGGGAATGCAACATACGAAATAAACACAGCAAATCATTCAGTAAAAATTGTAAAATGGAACGGAAACTGGTACATAACAGCGATATATACTTAATGGATAATATTCTCGATGGTATCGACGGATTATTCTTTACATTAACTATGTATACTCAAAATAACGAAGAGATTAACCAATTAATAAAAGACATTCAAAATGGCTGAAAATATAGCTTTCTCAATTACTATCGGTGGAGTTGACCGAGAGATAAAAACAATGCAAGACCTTAAAAAGGCTATTAAGGATGCTAACAACGAATTATTACAAGCAGGCGAAGTAGGTACACAATCTTATGCAGAAGCTCAAAAGAAGGTAACGGACTTAAAAGACAGATTAGGAGATTTAGGGGATGCAGCAAAAGTACAAGGTACAGCCATCGAAAAGATGGGGGCTTCCACTGGGTTACTTGGAGAAGGTTTTAAGAACTTAGATTTAGACAAAATAAAAATAGGTTTTAAAGGAATAGGCGATGCGATTAAGGCTAACCCTTTAATGTTCTTAATAGGGATAATTATTCCTTTACTTGAAAAGTTTAAAGTATTTGAAATTTTAATAGGCGGTGTTTCTAAGGCATTTGACTTGTTAACGGATGCTATTGGATTTACTAATCATGCAGATGAAGAGGCTACTCAAAAGTTTTTAAGCAACTCACAACAACGTCAAAAGGTAGTATCAGCGGAATACGATGCAAGAATTAAAGTAGCAAAAGCAGAAGGCAAAAATACTTATGATTTAGAACAAGAGAAACTAAGATTAATATATAACAGCACCGCCCAACAATATAACAGTTTACTTGAATTAGCTAAAAAGAAAAAAGGACTTAACGATGAAGAGTTTAAACAATACAAGGACTTACAAATACAATTAAAAACAGCTAAGGGCGATTTAGATGCCAGTAGAGCGGCTGAAGATAAAGAGGCAAAAGATAAAGAAGCAGCACGTCAAAAAGAACTAACCGATAAATACAAACAAGCGTATCAAGAGCAACTACAAGCCAATCAGGATTTAATAAATAAAACTAAGGCTTTAAAAGATAAGGATTATTTAGATTCAATTACTGACGAACGTCAAAAAGCATTAGAAACATTAAGAATACAGAACGAAGCTCAAGTAGAGGATATTAACAAATCCAAAGCAAGTAAAAAAGTAAAAAATCAAGCTTTAGCTCAATTAGATATTGATTATAGGCTTCAACAGGAATCTATAAATAAACAGTTTGATGATAAAGAAAAAGAAAATCAATTAAAAAAACAAGAGGAATTAAGGTTAGCAAATGAAAAGGCTGAACAGGATAGAATTGCAGCACTTCAAAAAGCCAATCAAGATGCTTTAAATGAGGAAGCTAATTATAACGAATTAAGAATACTACAAACTCAAGAAGATACTCAGGCCCGATTAGATGCTGAAATAGAAGCAATACAATTTAAATTATTTAGAGAAACACAATTAACTGAAAAGTCCGAAGGAGAAAAGCTATTAATTAAAAAGCGTGCTGAACAGTCAATAGATAAATTAAGAGAAGATTTTGCTAAAAAAGAACGTGAACGCAGATTTAAAGAAACACAAGACAATTTAACTACAAGCGCATTAGTTAATAAAGGTTTAACCGACTTGTCAACGGTATTCTATAACACTAAATTAAATAACGCTAAAAAAGGCTCAGCCGAAGAGGAGAAGATTTTAAAAGAACAATTTGAAGTAAATAAAGCCTTTCAAATAGCTAACGCTGTTATTAACGGAGCTATGGCTGTTACTTCGATATTAGCTTCTCCTGCAAATAAAGTAGACCCATCCGGAACGGTAATGGCAATACAGATAGCTGCTGCAATAGCTTCAACTGCTGCTCAAATATCAACCATTGAACGGACAAGGTTTCAAGGTGGCGCACCTCAAGCACCTGAAGCACCTAACATGGGTGGAGCTGGCGGACAAGCACCAACAGGAACACCACAAATGCCACAAACCCGAACTGAACAGGGTACATTCTTAAATGAACAAGGACAAACGACTGGAAGATTAGATACCAGAGTTTACGTCCTCGAATCAGATATAACAAGTACACAAAGAGATGTTAACCGCGTAAAAACACAATCAAAAGTATGAAAGAACTACCAATAGTAAAAGCTATCCTAACGGATGATAACCAAGGACTTAAATTCATGTCCGCTGTTGAATCCCCTGCCATTATGGTTAATTGGGTTAAATTCAATGATGAAAAGCCTATTAAAATGGCTATACAAAACGAAGAGCAACAAATAGTATTCGCTCCGGCCTTAATTCCTGACCTACCAATTTACAGGAATCATAACGGACGTGAGTTTTATTTAATGTTTGATAAAGAAACAATCGAACAAATAGCTCTTAAATTTGCAAAGGATAATTTGTTAAACTCTATTGATTTAAATCATGACGGAATTAAATTAAGCGGAGTTCAAATCTACCAATCCTTTGTAACTAACGAACACACCGTAGATAATGTTAAAGCATTTGAAACACTACCAATCGGTACATGGTTCGTAGGGGCCAAAGTCGATAATCAAGACGTATGGCAATTAATTAAAGAAGAGAAGTTAAACGGATGGTCTATTGATGGCTTATTTGAGTTTAAAATAGATGACAGTTTATCCGATAACGAAATCGAGCAAATGATTGATGAGGTGTTAAATAGCACCAAAAATTAACTTAATGGTATTTAAAAATATATGGAAAAAAGTCAATTAATCGAAAAGGTAAAAGAGTTCATCGTAAAGTTGACCTCTCAGCCGGTAGCGGAGCCTGTTAAATTGGGTGAGGCTATGACCAAAGATGGTCAAAAAATGTATTTCGAGGGTGACACACTTGCAGAAGGTTCTAATGTATTAGTTGAGAATGAAGCAGGCGAAAAGATGCCAGTTGCTGACGGAGAATATCTGTTAGAAAATGGTACTAAGGTAGCAGTAAAAGATTCTAAGGTCGCTGCCATCGTTGCTGAAGAAGAAACTAAGGATGAAGAACTTGTTGAAGTTAAACCTGAAGAAAATAAAATGGTTCAAATTGAATCACAAGTTGCTCAACTACAAAAGCAAGTTGAAGATTTAACTAAGCTTAACGCTGAATTCATTGAACAGCAAAAAGTTGTTATGAGTTCGGTACAAAGTTTACTTGAAACTCCTATTCAAATGTCTAAACAAGAACCAAATCGTGAATTACGTTCTTTTGAAAAGCACTTAGCTGAACAAAAACGTCGTAACGAATTGTTAAAAGGTTTATGAGTAAATATAAATTTTCAGATTCAGTTAAACCCGTAACCGTAGAGGTATACGAAAATGGCTTGTATATCAATAAACAAGTTGTAGGTATATTCCCTTATGGTATCCAATCGGGTGTTATAACTGAGGATATGCTAACGGATTCAATGTGCGAATACTTAATGACAAAACCTGAGTACGCCCATACATTTGTTAGTAACGATAATAAAGAAACAAAAACAAAAAATAAAAAATAAAAAATCATGGCTATATCTTACACCGATGTAGAATTTCGTGGTAAAGCTACTCCCGAAATTTTCAAAGAGCTGTATTTCTCTAACGACACTTTGGACAAAGGTTTAGTAACCTTCCAAGATGACGTAAAATACGACACAATCTTCAGTGACGCTGCTGTTACTGTAACTCAACAAGCTTGGACTGCTGGTTCTCCTTCAGCTTCAGGTGCTATCACTTTAACTGATACTCAAATCATCCCTGTAAAGGTTGAGTATTATGATGAATTCATCCCTTCTGCTGTTGTTTCTGGACGTTACAAAACTTCCATGAAAAAAGGTATTTGGAATGATGTAAGCGACGAATTTATGCGTGTGGTTCTTGATGACCTAATCGCTGGTAAAGTTTCTGCTGATGCTGAAGCTAAATTCTGGAATGCTGCTAAAACTGCTACTAAAACTGCTGTTGCTGCTTTAACTCCTGGTACTGGTCAAGCTTCTGTAGGTGCTGCTGAACAAACTTACGTTGCTTCTTTAACTGCTTCTCAATTTGATGGTGTTGTAACTCGTATGATTTATAACGCTGGTGCATTGGGTGGACGTGTTAAAGTTGCTGGTACTACTATAAGTTCTTCTAACATCGCTACTGAATACGCAAAAGCTTACGCTGCTATCCCTGCTGTTAACTTAGCAAGCGGAGAACAACCTGTAATCTACGCTCCTAAATCTCACAAGCAATTAATTAACTTATCTAACTTAACTGCAACTAACTTTATAAAAGTATTTGACGTTCAAGGTGGAGAATATTACTATGCTGGTTTAGTTATTAAATTTGTTCCACTTCCTGAGAACTGTTTAGTAATTGCTAAGCCTTCTGACCTTCACTGGTGTACTGACACAACTTCTGACATCACTATGATGAAAGTTATGCCAGTATCTAACTTCAGCAAAACTTGGGGTTATAACGTAGCATTCACTGAATTTGCCCACGTTACTCACCAATCTGCTAACGTACTTTATTTAGGATAATAACAAGGGGGTGTAATTCCCCCTTATTTTAAACAAAAAAAATATGCCTTGCGCTTTAACATCTGATTATTCTTACGTAGGTTGTAAGGGTGGTGCTGGTGGAATACGTCGAGTACTTATAACTGAGTACGCTAACGTAAACAAAACCACTACCGTAATTGCTTCCGGTGTAATAACTACCTTAGGTATGGTAACTACAAAAGAGTTCAAAGAATACCTATTGGATAAAGAGATGGGAATGTTTACTGATAACATGGCTCAAACTCTTGCTAACGGTACTATCGTTTACACTCCTGTAATCGACTTTACCGTAAAAGGGCTAACAACTGCTTTAATTCAAGAGCTTAAGTTAGTAAGTCAAAATACCTTAATGATGATTGTAGAAGATGAAACCGGTTCATACTGGATGTTCGGATACGGTCGTGGTATGGATTTATTAACTGCTTCTAAAGAAAGTGGTACAGCACTTGGTGATTTCCGTGGACAAAAACTTCATTTTGAAGGCAAAGAATCTGAGCCTATCTATGGAGTAAGTTCAGGTATCATCGCTGCTTTATTGTCACCTGCCGCCTAATATATATCCCTCGTTGGGAAAGAAGAGCCTCACAAATAGTGGGGCTTTTTTTATTTATGCCAAAATAAAATTTAATGGTATTTATAAATAGTGATTAAATTAACTACAAATACAACTCAAAACGTTTATTTAACTTTAACTGAAAAGGTTACTTTAACTAATCCAAAGTTCTTATTTGAGTTTATCAATAACGAATCGCAATCTAAATACTACTGCATTTCTGCTAATCTTTCGACACATAAAGGGAGATTTGATTTATTTAGCATTCAAATTATGACATCTCCTAATAATCTTATAGGGCAAATAAGCCTATCTGTTGGAGAGTATGATTATAATGTTTACGAACAAACAAGTACTACTAATTTAAATCCGTCAGGACTTAATAAGTTAGAGAATGGAAAGTGTATAGTATTTAATTCATCACCAAGCACTACAACTGAATACAATGGTGCTTCGCTTACAGATGTAATTTATGAAGGAGCTTAAAAAATTATCCGACAATATATATTTAGTTAATCTCAAGGCACAACAAGCCCCTGAGAATTATTTAAATAAGTCAAAAGGTATTATCTCATGGGGTAAGAAAAATGATTATCCCTCTTACTTACTTTATTTATATGAGAATCACGCGGAACATGGCGGTATTATTAATGGCAAGACGCGCTATGTTGTCGGTACTGAAATCGTACCAAGCGTTGATACTAACGAAGTTAAAGCGTTTTTAAGTAAGGCTAATCCTTATGAAAGTTGGTTTGAATTATCTAAAAAATTAAAAAAGGACCAAACTATTTACAATGGTTATTCAGTTAAAGTAACTACTAACATGCTTGGAGTTCCTTTATACTTTGAGCATATAGATATGGGACGGTTAAGAGTGTGCGATGATTTATGTTCGGTTAAATACTCCGAAGATTGGTCCAAGTATCACACCGACTCAATCGAATATCAATTATTTGACTTTGCTAAAATAGGCACTAAACAAGTAGGGGAGTTTATTTATATTTATAGGTCGTATTCTCCGAAAGTAGATAGTATACAATCAGCATATCCTAATCCGGAATACCTTTCATGTATTTTAGACATTGACACGGATATCGAGATATCACAATTCGGTAATTCACTTATAAAGAATGGTTTTAGTGCTGGACATATTATAACAATATTCTCAGGAGAACCAACAGAACAAGAAAAGGAATCCATTAATGACCGTTTATTAGAGGCATCAACGGGTTCTAATCAAGCTGGTAAGGTATTAGTATCCTTTGCACCAAAAGACGGTAAAGGGGCTGAAATTACATCCGTTAACGTATCGGATTTAGACAAACAATACCAAGAAATAAGCAAAAGAAACTTACAGAAAATCTTAACAGGTCATAACGTACCGGGTGTTCTTTTTAAAATCCAAACAGAGGGTAAATTAGGTCAACGTAACGAACTAATCGAAGCGCATGAGTTATTTATTAACGAGTACGCAAAGCCTGAGCAGATGCCTTTTAATGAGCTTTTAAAGAAGTCATATAAAGCACGTTCCGGACAAGATGTAGATTTTGAAATTAAACAATTTGAGCCTATTGGTTTAGAATTACCTTTGGATAATCAAAATATTATTAACTTATTACCTAAAGAAGTAGTTGTTGATTATATAGTTAAAAAATATGGATTAGATTTAAATACTTCTGTTACTCAACCTACCAACGTACAGCCAGTTACTCAAGTTAACGAAGCTTTAAAAGGTTTAACGGGTAGACAAATGCAAAACCTAATGAGAATAGTTAGGAAGCATGAAAGAGGGGAATTAAGCAAAGACCAAGCCTTAGTATTAATTAAAGGTGGGTTCGGGGTTACTGATTCCGAAGCTATGACTTTATTAAACGCTGCTGAAGATGTTAAATTTGCACTTCAAAGCAAAGAACAAAAATTCTTTGAATTAATTAACAAATACGGTGTTGAGTTTAGTGATGACCAAGTTTTAGAAATCGAAGATAACAGAGTACAATTAGCATCAGGATTTAACCTTAATTCTTTACGTAATTCAATTTTAAACATATTTAAAGGTAATCCCGATACTGAATCAAGCTTTTTAAAAAGGCTCTTTGGAATAGGCTCTAATGACGTAAATAAACAAATTAACTGGTTAGAGAAAAAAGGGTTAGTAGAAAAAAAAGATGGTTCATACTATCCAACCGAAAAGGCTTTAAATAAAGAAACTAACGAAATAGATTCCGAGGTCGTTACTTTATATACTTACGAAAAAAGAGAAGATGTTGACGGACCAACCATTAAAAACACCACTCGGCAGTTCTGTAAGGATATGTACAACAATACTCATCGAGGCGGTAAAAAGGTTGGATTAAGTTACGAAATGATTGATAACATCTCTAATGAGTTCGGTGAGAATGCTTGGGATTATAGAGGTGGATGGTATAACGACGGAACAGAAACAACACCTTGGTGTAGACACGTGTGGCAAGGTCAAACAATTTTAAGAAAGAAATAATGGCACTCTGGATAGGACAAGAATACTTAAAAAGCAAATCAGTAATAAACGACAACGCTGATTTTCAAATATTAAAACCAATAATTCAAGCGGTTCAGGATTTATTTATTGAACCTATTTTAGGTACTAAACTTTACAAACAAATAGATACTCAGATTACAAATAATACTTTAACAGCAGCTAATCAAACGCTTCTTAATGATTATATTCTTAAGTGTATGTTATGGTACGTAATGGCTGAAAGTTCTAAGGTGTTTAAGTTTAGATATACTAACAAAGGAATAGTAGTTAAAACAGGCGAAAACTCCGAAGCTATAAGTACTGATG